TTCAAGCTAAGTACTTGTTTGATCAGTATTTAGATGAGGGAATCAAAACCTCTATGAAGTTGTTGAAAGTTGCATCTGAAATGCGGGAGGTCGAAAATGCAACAACTGAAAACTAGATTGCGCATTGAAAAAGCTGTATATGATAATGGAATCAATGCTGCTCTCTACCATGTTGAGAACTCAAAGTGGTATAAGGCGTTCAGGACAGAAGTAAAGGAAGCTATCCTATCTCAAATAAAAGAAGTAATCACTAAGAAAAATGTCGAGAATTTTATGTTGTTTGTTAAGGTCAAAAATGCAAACATCAACCTTATTACCCAAATAACTACCATTATGACTAGAATTGCGGATTTGCTTGGTATGACTGACTACCTTATTCGTGCCGGGAGGGAGGGAGGTCAGGCGTTCTTTGATAAGAATGGCATTGAGGGTTCTTTCGTTTTGAAAAATGAAAAGGTTATAGAGTATTTCAAAGACCATTCAAACTTATTGATTGAAAGCGTTGATACTACCACTAAGGAATGGTTAGCATCTAAACTTCAGGAGGGGAAAGACCTGCTCATGACCCCACAGGAGATAGTGGACTTTATTATGCAGGAATCGGATGTCTTTACTGAGGTTAGGGCGGAAATGATTGTCTTGACCGAAACTGCGAACGCAATGATGGTCACAGAACTGGCTACTGCTGAAGAATATGGGATTAAAGAAATAATCTGGAGAACTTCGATTGATGACAGGGTTTGTCCGATTTGCTTACCGTTGGAAGGGAGTAAAACTACTATTGGGAAGTCTTTTCCTGATGGCTATTTTCATCCTCCGGCGCATCCGAACTGCCGTTGTTTCATAGAAGAAGTAATTCCTAAGGATTGGAAGTATGGCGAATAAAACTGTCGAGATTATAAAGAAAGAAGCTGAAAAAGCAGTCAAGGAGATTCAGAAGTCGACTCCTGTAAAGAAGCGGGGTTGACGAAACGCATTTCGTTTTGCTAGTATGAGTATGTGCAGTGCTAAAGACTACACACTAGAGCTGTTATTTTGATAACCGCTGATTCCTAATCGTGGAAGCAGTGGTTTTTTTATTTAATTTTGCCATCGAGGGATGGCGGAGGATTTAGAATGTTTGAATTCAATCGTTATATTCCAATCGCCAAGGTGGATGATGAGGAACGCATGGTCTACGGCTTTGCTTCTACTCCTGATCTTGATTCGGATGGCGAAATAATTAGTTTAGATGGTTTGCGTAAAGCACTACCTGAATATTTGCAATTTCCTACATTAAGAGAAATGCATCAGCCCAAAGCTGCAGGAACTGTTAAGAATACAGAAATCAAGCAAGAGGGTAAAGTTAAAGGTTTGTATATCGGTGCAAAGGTTGTCGCTGACGATGCGTGGAACTTAGTCAAAGAGGGTGTATATCGTGGATTCTCAATCGGCGGGAATGTTGTAAACAAGGTTGGAAATATCATTGAGGAATTATCGTTGGTCGAAATTTCTTTGGTGGATGTCCCGGCAAATAAAAAAGCTAAGATTGAAGTTTGGAAAGCGGGGAAGATCACGAAAGATGCTGAAACCGTTTATTCGCTCTCTAATATTATGATTACTTTGAAAGATACAATTATGTATTTTGAAGCATTGGGAAAACCCACTAAAGACCTTGAAAAAGCGTTAGAACAGATAAAGGGTGTTATTGCTCAGGAAGCGGGAGAATCAGAAAAAGAATCACGCCAGAGGATGGATGATATGTGGTCCGAGATGCTCATGTCGGATAACCCTGACACGCTCAAAAAGCTTTTAAAAAGTTTGGATACCTTCTCCTTTGAAGAGGGGAGCGTTCCTGAATTATTGAGAAAGGTGGTGAAAATTAACATGGCTAAAAAAATAGAAAAACATGAGGATGTTGAGACTCCTAAGGTAGAGGTTGAAAAACCTGAAGTAGCGGAGGAAGTCAAAGATACTCCTGAGAGTCCGGAAACTGAAAAACCTGTAGAGGTTGAAGAAGTTAAGGAGGTGGAGGAAGGCGAGGAAGTTATTACTGAACCTGAAGAGGAACCCGAAGTTGAAGAAACAGAGGAACCTGAGGAAGAAGTAAAGGAAACCGTAGCTGTTCCTGAGTTCGAAAAACTCGATGCCGTTAACGAGAAACTTGAAAAGATAGCTGAGAAACCAGAGGTTGAAGACCTGTCAAAGCTTAACCTTGAAAAAGGATTCGAGAAGATCGTTTCAGTAGTAGAGAAAATGTCTACACTAATCGAGGGATTCGGAGAAAGACTTGCCAAGATAGAGGGTCAACCATTACCACTAAAATCGAAACAGGCGTATGTAGAAATTAAGAAGGGTGAGGAAACTCCTGAGGAAGTTAAAAAGGTGGACTCTGACTCGGAGATTGGTAAGAAAAAAGCCCGATTAGCTGAACTGACCAAGATACTGGAGAGTATCGGAAAAAATGAGTTCGCTAAACAAGGATTTTCGTTTGAAGCTGCTAGGTTGCAAGACGAAATTGCAAAGCTTGGAGCTTAGTTTATTAAATTATTTTGAAAGGTGGTGAATAGAAAATGATTAAAGATGTTTTAGCAAACATAGATCAGTCTACAAGAGAAGCTATAATGAAAGCAGCTGAAACGCTGACATCTGATACTTTTAGCCCTAGTGCTAGATCGGTATTCGCTCCTGAGAACATAACAGAGGACATCAAACTCTTAGTTCCCGTGGATAGCCCGATAAGGAACAGAACGCCAAGAGTTCAGGGGTTCGGTCAGGCGGCAGTTTTCAAGAAATTAACTTCTAAACTTCACTCGAACACGGGTGCTGCTGGAGTAGGTACAAACACTGCGGTAGTTTTCGCAGATGCCGGAGCTCCTAATGAAACCGACCAGACCTATTCGACAGTCGCTTATCCGTTTAAGTTACTAGGGCGAAAGGTTGAACTCGGCGGACTTTACATTGCTGCTACTAAGAACCAATTGGGAGATAATCCCGTGGTCGGAGGTAGTAATGCATTGGACTCTAGAGAAAGAGTAAAAGCAGTCGAAGTTATGTTAGGGGAAGAGGAGTTGTTAATTGGTGGTGATGTTGATACTTCAGCCCTTCAGTTTGATGGACTTGGTAAACAAATTACGACCAACTCTGGAAATGCAGCCCTTTTGACAGCTTCTGGTATTGGTAACTTCTGTCAGACACTTTACAACGCAGGAGGTGACCCATCAGTTTTGTATGCAAATGCAAAGCAGAATAGAGCAATTGCTGATAATCTTGAGTGGAGCGGTTCTATAAAAAGAGCGTTCATCAATGATTTAGGTAATGTCACAGTCGGCGCTAAAGTTAAGAATGTCATTAACCCCGTAACAGGTACAGTTATTGACTTGGAAGTTTCGCGATATGTCGGTGGAGATGCATACCTCTTACAGGAAAAATCGGTGGCCGGTGAAAACTGGGTACAGGTTGAAGAGTTAATTCCTATGTCAAGAGTGGATGTTCCTTCAGCGAATTTCTCAACTATTCGCTTCGTTTTGGAAGCGTTAGTCTTGGAGGTTATCGGTGAACCATTCCAGATGAAGATCGGTGGCTTGGCGTTAAGCTAAAAAACCTCTTGATTCTTGGCGGGAGCTCCGCATATACTCTCGCCAAGACAATGCGGGACCAAGAGATTGGAAAGCTATGATTGATTTAAACTTGATAACTACAACTGAATTTGCTCAGATGGCACCTGAAATAAGTACATCGCCATATACCGATGCTACTATTTCGGGTTTCATTAGTGCTGCTTCTAAGATGGTTTCAGATTATCTGGAGTACACTCCGTTTGCTGAGGATATTGTTGACGAGATGCGTAGTGGGATGATTACTACCGAGGGAGATTTATTTATCTATCCATTAAAGATTCCTGTGATATCGGTTTCAGCCATAAAACTGGCGAAAGGGTCAAGTTCCGGGGATGTTTCGATTACTCTTACGGAAAATGGCAATGCTAAGTATAATATCGACTACACGAAGAGAACTATCAGATTTCCTTATGGAGAATTAACTTTACAAGGAACTCCTGTATTTACGAACTTCTTCAACCTACGGGGTACTCAGTTCTTCACTAAACTTTCTTATAGAGGGGGATTTGAGGTATCGCAGTTGCCCCAGACTATAAAGTTGGCTACGGTGTTATTCACGCGCGACATGCTTTCTAGGTCATTGAATACATCAGGTGCGAAAAGAATATCGCAGGGAGGAATCTCACTAGAATATTCGGAGAGGGACGGAAAATCTGACCTCGTAATCGATGCTGAGAGGTTATTGAGACCGTATAGACGAATAGGATGATATTAGACCGAGTCGTTTCAATAGCCAGACTTACTCCTGATAACTCCGATAATGATAAGGAAACTTATGTGACTGTTAGTGGGTTAGAGGGTGTAAAAATGAATATTCAACCTGCTGATGCAGAGCTTATTGCTTTGACTGAGGGACAGG